TTTTGTCGTAGAAGAATGAATCCGGAATGGTATTCATAGCTTCTTCCAAACGGGCGTAATCACCCGCTGGAACAGAAGTTGTAAAGTAGCCCAGGTGATACCTGACCCTACTTTTATCAAAGTCAGATAGCTGCACTACAAAGCCTCCGCGTCATTCAATTATAAATTGATGTAATCAATAAAAACCCCGGTTGCCCGGGGAAGAAGCCTTACACTCTAATCAAATCAGCAGCAATAACAGAATCCCAATCAACCCGCTTGATTTGCTTTAGTTGTTCGAGATTATTGAATCTTTCACCCGATAAGGACATCTGAAGATCTTTAATTTCTCTGGCTGTTTTAAGGCCGATGCCCTTAATATGATCTGCGATCATCTGTGCAGTCGCCCCATTGATATTGAGGCGAGTATCAGGCGGGAAGTTACGGGGTTCTTCCTTTGCTGCTTTATCTTTTACCTGAAGAGTTTTTACCTTTTTGGTAGCGGGCTCGTCAGGTGTTAACTCGCTTTTGTAAGCGGTGAAAATGCGATCGTCTTGGTCTTGGACCATGAACCAATCGCCATTATCAAACTCACTGACAATTTTTACACGAGTTCCCGTCTTTTTGTGCTGATAAAGCATAAGGACCAGATTTTATTTCTGGTCCTAGTTTACCTCAATCAGCTAACAGTGCGGGCAGGGATATAAGCTTCAATATCCTCGTAGCCAGGTGCTTCATCAGGCTGCAGATAGCAGACTTCAGTCACCAAGTAGCCCTTACGGTTTGCATCGGCATCTGCATCGGAGATGTAGAAACCGCCGGAGGTGGAGGTACCAGTCACGGTGGCGCGAGCAAACACCTTGAAGGTGGTAGCAGCGGTGATCTGCTTATGGATCACACCGGTAGCCAGACCAGCAGCACCGGTAGCGGTGGGGAAGGGCTGAGAGCTGTAAGCAGCGGAAGCACCAGCGAAATAGATTTCACCAGCACGGACACCAGCAGCGGTTGAGGTCAGGTTGGCCTGAGCAACGCCTTCGCCAGCGCCATTAGCGGACACAGGGCCGCTGCTGTCACGACAGAAAGTAATCACGTTGCCGGTAGCGGCGTAGACGCCGGAAGCAACGCGGCCATCACCCCAGCCAGAAGCCACGGAAACGGTGGCGCGATAAACGTAAGCAGGGATGGTGCTGCTGCCAGAAATCACCATACCAGTGATATCGGTGCGGGTGTCGTCATTCCGATAAGGGGAAGGAACGATCACGTCGCCGGTAGCGGTAACGGCGGTGCCGGAGGCAGAAGGAACTGCCACATAACCGCGTTGTTGGAAGTAACGATAACCAGGAACGGCCAGCACCGAAGTGGGGCCGCCCTTGGTTTTGTCGTTGCTACCGCTGTCGTTGGTATCAATGTTTTTGTACCAACCGTTCAGGGGTTCTGCCCAGTTACCTGGGTAGATTTTCTTAGCCGACAAATAAGACATTTATTTCTCCTAGATGAGTTATCTATTTATAAGGATCAGATAGAGCCGTCGTCCTCGACGAAGCTGAAGCCGGTGGTCACGAAGTCCTTGTTCAGGATCTCGAAGCCAGCGTACAGTTGCCAGATAAGGATGATGAAACGGCTGAAATCATCGTTGTTGTTGATCAGCACCTGAGCGTTCGGGCCGCCGATACCAACACCGATGGCCTGAGGACCGAAGAAGTAACCTTGGGCAACTTCCTTGGAAGCATATGAACTGCCGCCGTCGAAAGAAGCAGTGACGTTCTTGGTCGGGAAGTTGGTGGACTCGAAGAACTTCACACCTTCAAACTGGACGCCAGTAGGCATCACAGGCTCACCAGCCAAGAAGTAGGCCTGACCAGCCTGAGGACCCATGTAGAAGCTGGAGTTGTTAGGCATCATGGGGTTGCCCATGTACATGCCTTGACCAGGATTGCCAGCGTAACGGGCGATCTCGCGGAAGTCACTGTCACGACGCAGGTGCATCATGAAGGTAGGATCCACGATGGCGCGATACAGGCCATCAGCGTAAGTAGGAACGTTACGCTTACGGAGGTCCTTAACAACAGTCAGCAGGTCAGTCTTGACAGAGAACTGCTGGGTCTGGGTGCCGAACTCAGCGGCGGTGTAGGAAACGCGACCGGAGGAATCCTTGGTCTTGCTGCCAGCGAAGTAGTAACCACCCTGAGAAGTAGAGGCGGCACCGTTTGCTTCAGCTTTGGACAGTTCGTCGATGAAGACGCGGTCACGCCAACGGCGATAGTCGTCGAGCAGGGTCAGAGAACCGATGCTCTGGTGGAACATATTCAGGTTGCCGGAATCCAGCAGGAGACGCTGAGCGGTCACCAGGGTTTCACGAGCAATCTTGAAGGTGCTGGGCTGGGTTGCATCACCCGGGTCCGCAGGACCGGTGTACTCCTTAAGCACAACAAGCACCTTCTCCTTGGTGATGTTGCGGCTGTTGGCGGTGCCAATGGTCTGGTCAGCAATGCGCTCACGGCTGTCCTTGGTACCAGGAGTACCCCAGAACTTGTAGCGGTCTAACTGAACGGTCTGACCGGGCTGACGGGTGAAGTCGTGGACGACCACGGGCTCAACCGCCATTTCCGCGATGTAAGCAGGGTGGGGGCGATACAGCTCCGCACCAAGAATCTTTGGAAAGTCGTTATCAATGAACACTTTAGTTTATCCTCCAGTGTCGCAGGGAATGTTTAGCGGATGAAAGATTCAGACATATTGATATGTCTCATCTAACACAAATTTTAGCAGCCGATAATTTAAGAAAATTACCGGCTAACTATCACTCCATTACAAACAGTTTGTTTGCAACAGTTTGAGGCTGAGCCTGGTTCAGAGTCCGCCAGGCGTTCTGGGGATCACGGGCCATTTGTTCGCTGAAAGAACCCCAGAAGTTTTCGGGGGCTTGGGGTGCTTCTGCCTGAGGGGGAGCAGGCATCTGCTGGCCGATTTGGGCCATAACATTCTGCTGCTGCTCAATAGGAGCGGTGGGATAACCTTTGGTTTCCAGTTCACCTTCGCTCTCGTACACAGGGTACGGACCTTCAGGACCGAAGAACTTCAGGGTGTAATCGCTGAGAACATCAGGGTTCGTCAGAATCTCGTTATAAGCGAGGTTCTCCTGGTGCTCGTTGACGGCGAAATCGGCGTAACCTTTAATTGCGGTTGCGGCCCTGTTTCCCCACTGAACGGCCTCGTCCACCATCCCTTCGAGTTGGACGGCGTAGTTGTTCAGAAGAGCGGGAGCCTCGATCCCGAACGCGTCCATCACCTGACGGCTCTCTGCGCTCATCCCCACCAGGTCCGCCACCTGTTCCAAGGAGGGACTCGAGGAGGTTTGGGAAGAGTTGGGCGAGGATTCCTGGCTGGGAGACCAAGTCAGCGGAGCCGATTGTTGCGTAGCCGGGGCGCTCTGTTGTCCGTAGTTCGCCGGGGTAAATGCTGTCGGTGCTTGAGACGGTTGAGCCTGGAACGGGGATTGGACTGGTTGACTCAGCAGACCCACCACTTTGTTGAACGCCGATTCCCAGGGGCTGTTCTGCGTCTCCGGTTGGGATTGGGGGACGGACTGCGTAGGGGCTGATTGGTAGCTGGGGGCTGCCTGAGGTACCGCTTGGGGGTAGCTCGTACCCACCTGATAAGCCACTGGAGCCGCTGCCGGTGCCGGAGCTGCCGCCGGTGCTGCCGCCACGTAGCTGCTCGGAGCGACGGCTGACGGTACTTGGCTCGTCTGTGGGGTCGATTGGACGGTAGCGTCCTGCATAACTCATCTCCTTTTGTAAGGCTTCTAAGGTGCGATACAGATATGGGGTTAAATCCAATCGGGGATCCGCAGCCATCGGTAAATCCGGTGATTGCGGGTGAGGGGTCTGCATCATTCCCCCCACAAGGCGGGCAAATTGAGAGTAAGCACCCTGCAATTCGTTCACCATTCTGAATGGGAACCCCGATAGCATCGCGGCCCTTTCCTCATCCGTTTTTGAGGGGAAGAGGTATTTCAGTGCCTCAATGCTATCAACACCTAATTCTTGCAGATTTCGTACAACAATGGAGTTATTTAATACATCTTGGGTCGAATCTTCGTACACAGGACCCATCCAACGCCATTGAATAGTGACGTCACCATCAGGAATTAAACCAAAAACACCCGGGGGAATCTGTTGTGTTTCAAGGCAAGCCAACATCAACTGCTTGACCTGTTCTTCAAACATATCCATTGCTTGCTCATAAGCAGCAATGTCTTCAGCACTTGCAGTCTCTGGTAATTCAAGGGGCTTTTCTAAGCCTGCGGCAGCAGCAAGACTTTCGCGGAATAACTTTTCTTCCTGGAAAATAATCAGTTCAAGGCAACGACAGATTCCGTACGTGTAAATTGAACTGCTCTTTTTCTTGGATGTCGCGGCAACGCGCCCAAATAGGGATTTGTACTCAGTTGCAGTAACACCAGCAGAAATCGACAGCTCATCCACACCGCCAAGAGCAGTACGAATTTCTTCCCTATACTGTCGAGCGAAAGAGTTTTGATCACCGGTAATCGCGTCAGGAACGATATAGCCAACACGGTCATTTGGTTCCAAGTTTGCAATTACTCGCGGTACTCGGATCTGACCATCTACTCCACGAGATACGGGATCTGATTTAAACCGAGATTGGCTTAAAGCACCGGGGCCAGAAAAACCTGAACTAGCTGCAATAGATGGGCGCTGGACAACAGCATCTCCACCTGATTCCATTAAATCAGTTTTTGGTCTTGAAGAAAGTAGCGTAGGATTCCCAAAGAAGGTTACGTTCTTCCGCATTGTGCGGATCATGTCGTCATGCGTACAAATGTGATTTGCTAACGCATCAAATTCACCGACACCTTCTGCAGAAAAGCCTTTAGCGTTGTTGAAAATTTCAACGCAAGGAATGAATCCAAGTGAATTTTTAAATGTTTTAGTCTTCCCTTGTATGGCTTGGTAATTAGTATCGAATGAAATTTCACCTTCTGAGTGTGTTTCTTCGATAGTTTTACGTTTAATAGACAGGCGAATATAACGCTTGACGCCACCACGGCCCATGCCTGCTGGACCAGAAATCGTGTCAGACTCGATGTCTTGCTGGTAACCAAGTCCTTGGCGAACTTTATAGCTGTAGATGATGACCACTTCATCTAACTCACCGTCGATGTTATAAAAACTGCGGTATTCGTGACGACGGAAATAGTAAAGACGATAGTTGTTTTGTGTAGGACGGATGTAGAACATCCCTTGTCCATCACACAAGAAATAGTCCCAAACAGAATCCAGGCGTGTATCTAGCTGGTTGTATTTGATTACACGGTCAACAAAATCTTTGCGCTGACTTCCAAAGTTGTCTTGCGCAGGAAAAAACTCGACACCCTGTCGGATGCCGAACAGTTTCATCTGGGCTAGGTGAGACGCAACAATACCTGTATCGATATGGGAACCCCCATCCTTATCGAGATAGGAATCAATAATTTCTTTGAGTCTGGCTTTTGCATCTACAGCCATCCAACTATTTTTCTATTTATCTTTATTGATCTTAGCAGTCTTCGCCTGCTTCTTTAATTCAAGCCACATCTTGAAGTAGAAAATTTCAGCACGGCTATAAAGGTGTGCATTCTTGATGGCTTTTTTTACAAGCTTTTTACTTTTTCTTTTGATCTTTGTAGCGGCGGGCTGCACGTCCTGCTTTCTTTGCTTTTTCTGTATTGGAAACGAATTGCTTCCCCTTACGGCTTCCGGCTCGTTTTTTGGCATCGGTTTCCTCCCTTTCCTTTTTGGATAAAGACGCCCACGCCTTTTCAGGCAGGTAGCGTTTAGTAGAACCATCTTTTTGAATTGCTTTGTCTGCCATTTCAAACCTCTAGCTCTAGGCACTCAGGCCAGGTTTTACTCTTAAAGAAATAGTGTAAGTCAAGTCTTTCTTCTCGATTCTCAGGCTTTGCAAAAAATGGATCTGCATACAGTCGTTTAATTGCCCCGTGATATTGAGAGCAACTAAGTGACCATGCAAGCAAAACCGGTGTAATCATTTTTTATTTTTGATGTAGTCGTCTAAAAATTTCTGAACTGTTTCCGCTTGCTCACTATGGAGTTTGCTGCTTTTTTTCAGCTGAGCTGGTAGTTTTTTAATGCTTTCAGGTAAGTCCACGTTTTACTATCTCCGTATTTGTTGTCCGATTTGAATTTGATCAACCTTGGCAATCTGGTTTTTACGTGCAAGTTCTTCTACTGTCGTGCCTAAACGACTTGCAATAGCTGAAAGAGTATCCCCTGACTTGACTGTATAAACCTGTGGTTGTGTAGTCGTAACAGGACTAGGCAAGACCGGTTGTTGAAAATCAACATTATGAGTGGTTAGTCCTCTACCTTGTACCGTAGAAAGCAATGCTTCAAACGGTTTGTAAATACCAGCAGTAACGTCACCTCCTTCTAAACGCTCTTTTCCTTCTCGCAGTGCCTGCATCGCGGTTTTATCTGTATCGTATTTTTCACCTTGTATACCGACTACATTACCAGCTTGATCAAACCTAAGGTTATCCTTTCCTACTGTGCCAAAAGTATATTTAGCACCAATCCCCCCTGGGGTAGACATGTCATAGTCTTTGTATTCAACAACGTCAGAGCCACGTTTTTGTGCCCTCTGGTAGGCATCAATCAGACCTTGGCCCATTCTTGGGTCAACCTTTGTATCTACTCGGTCTTTTCCAATTAAACCTCCAAAAATAGCAGGCAAAGCTTCTTGAGCTGCCATGCCAAATCCTTGAGCCTTTACGCTTGCGCGGTTTAATAGATCCTGGAAGTTAATCATTTTTTGCTGTCTTTATATTTTTTGGCTGCGCCACGGGCTTTCTTGCGCTTTTCATATTCATCTTTTGTCATCCACTTCTCTTTACCCCACTTCTTTAAGTCTTTCTGTTTCTTACCTTCACCGCCTTTATAACCACCGCCTTTCTTTTTATATTCAGCGGCAACCATCTGGGCTTTTCGAGCAGACCACTGACCGGGCTTACCCCCTTTAGAGCCAGCCATGATGCGCTTTTTGATGCTTTCGCGCAGACCTGGCTTTGTATATTTTGAGTCGTCTTGTGCCATTAGGAAACCATTTTGTTGACGAAACCATTAGGAAGGCTTACGTTCCCCGGTTGATTGAACTGAGGTCCACCATAGAATCCTGCGTTGGCGATGCCTTGCATATTGCCTACAGCACCGGGCAGATTACTGGAACCAGGAATGCCTGCCAAAGGAAGGCGTAACGGAATAGCTTCTTCCGGAGGAAAGCTAGGATCACGCTTATCACCTTTTAATTCTTTTTGGTTCGGAAGTAATGGTCTACCTACCGAGGCACCACCACGAATCGGGAAGCTGACTCCAGCCAGGTTTCCTACAGCCCCTGCAATACCAGACTGGCCTGCGTAATACATAATCTATCCGCTCGATCTTTTTATTTTACTCTTCTATAACTTCGTAACCCGATGGGTTATTCAGTTTGGTAAGAGTGATTCCTTCTCCTTTCATATTCCATTCGAGGAGATCGCCCTCTAACCAACCTAGTTCTTCCAGGATGTCTTCGGGGAAAGTAACGTACTGATTACCGTTCTGATCTTCTTCGATCTCCAAAATGTAACTCATTTCTCAAATATCTTTTCCATAAGCTTATCAAGCTTATTGTTAATTTGTCGAAAATTTTCGTGCATGTCCTGAATCTCTCTGAGAAAATCCACCTTCAGCACGTAATCTAACGGCATGCGATTGACCTGATCTTCCAACATGTCGATCCTGTTTTTCTGTGAACTGATGTAGTCAAAAGATTGTTGAATCCGCTCTTTTTGCCGGTCAATAATCTTGCTTGCAACCCAGCCTCCACCTGTAAAGGCGGACACGACCAAAGTTGCAAACGCAGCAATATACTCTGGACCCACTGGACCAATCTTTTTTTTAATTCTACGCTTAGTAATCGAGGTGTAACTGCCCTTTTCTAGCTAAACCGTTAACAAGCCAAACCAATGCATCCACACAATCGTCATGGCTACTAACGCCGAAATTCGTGAGTTCCTCGAAGAGATTTGTGAAGTTCCGGTAACGGTTAAAGATAATCTTCCGGTCTTCAAACATGCCCATGATTCCACGGAACCGTGCAAGCTTATCTGCACGGAAACCTTTTACGGGATGCCAAATGAGGTTATAGAGACCCTCGTTATTGAGGCAGACCCGCTTGAAGTCAGCTTCCAGTGAAGCCTGGTATTGCACAGCTTCAGACCAGATATCACAGGTAGAAAAGGTTGGGTAATAATTCTTGTTTTCATCAATGCCAATGATTGACCAATCGTTGAGAAGTTCTTTCATCGCATCAAGCTTTTCAAGGTTACCCATAACCCTGATCCGCCTGTAATCAATGATATGAATGCGATCACCAATACGTCCCCCTAGGACCATGACGGTGTAATCGTTTTTCTCCTTAGTTCCTGCGGAAAGGTCTACCCCGACACCCAAAGTGTCAAACTCGGTAGAGATCTCTGCTTTAACAATCAGTTCTGGTGCCAATGATAGTTCGTTCTGTCTGACGACCTGATTCATGTACTGGAACGAGAATGCAATCGGGGCCTGTCGTTTCTTTTCCTTTAGGTAATCCAAAGACCACATCTCAGGCCAATAGGACCTCTCATCTCCTGTTTCAGGATCATTGAGAATGGCCGATAGGACAATCTGGCTCCAGTTGTTTTGTTCGTTGAATGTTGTCGAATGAATGTCATCATGTCTAAAACGCGTGCCTAGGCAAATAGCCCGAGCACCTTCAAACATCGTTGGTGCAATAACCGCATTCCAGTTTTCCTGCATCTGTTTTCTGATGTCAGGGTTGGCGATATCAGCTGCTGATTTGATGGCGTCATCAATCATTACCAGATGAGAACGCTTTGACGTCACCGAACCTTTCAATCCAGCAGCACAAAGCGTAAACTGTTCTTCCCCTGTGGTATCAATACCCGCAAACTTATGATCGATTGACCAGTATTCGTTACTTGTTACGTTCTTAAGAAGACGTACAGAAGGGAATACTTCTTGGTACCGCTTGCTTTCAATGATTCGTTTAATTGTTGCTGACTTAGATCTTGCAATGTCCACGGTATAGGACAAGTACAGAATCTG